TCCACCTGGCGTTGCGGATCTTCGTCATGGAAAAGCCGCCTCAAATCCGCCTCGGTGAACGCGTGGAGGTGGAGACTCCAGCCATCGTCCCACGGAGTTGTTGTCAGTACCGTATGCCTCGCCGCTCGCACCAGCGCGTCGCAAGTCTGCTGAAGAACCCTAGCTGGCACATGCTCCAATGTCTCCTGGCAGCATACGATGTCGAAGCGGTTCTGCGTGTCGGGGCCGGCGAGCGACTCGTGGATCGGCCCGGCGCGGAACCCCAGGAACCTCGCCGCATCGTCCGGCTTCAGCCACGATACCCGCTCGCGGACAACTTCCTCCATGCCCGCGGATATGTCACAGCCACCAACGGCGTATCCGCGCTGCAGGAGTTCGCAGATCAGGGTGCCCTGCCAGCATCCCGCGTCCAACACCAGCGGAGAGGCAATGCCAAGGTACTCGCGTTCCTCTTCCACCAGGGCGAGGAACTGGTGCCACCGCGCGGCCTGCGCGAATGCGAACTCGATCCCGCCGCCCTCCAGCCGGGTTATCCCATCGTCGAAGATGTTGCCCCGGTGGAGATGGAAGATGAGATCGTTGAAGGCGGCCCAGGCCTCAAATGGCATTTCCTCGGCGGCCGCGCGGAGGTCCGCTAGGGACGCCGTGTCGTCTGCGGAATCAGCGTAGAGCGCGGGCCTTACCGCCTCCCATAGGGCGATCTGCTCCGGGCCCTCTATGCCGACCACCAGGGCGCGGCGGAGGGCCTGCCGTTGAAGCGGGGTGCAGGCTTGAACGGTCTCGATCACTCGCTCGGCAAGTCTGTCCACGATCATAACGCCAATACCTCCTCGTAGACCTGCCTCACCTTGGCGCATTGCTGCCGCATATCGTGATGCTGCTCGATATAGGCCCGCATCTGCCTGCGCTCCCGCGTGAAGTCCTGCTGTTGGGCGGCCTCGAACCGGCTCAGCAACGCGGCCACCCGCACGTCCGCGTCCTCAGCCGCGGCGTATGAGTACCAGAGCTGGCGGGCTGAGAGCGATGGCATCATATCCGGCATAACCAGGGACGCCTCGGGCGTGTACCCGCCCTGCTCGTGTCCGCAAATCACCAACCGGCCGGCCGCGACCGCCTCCAGCGCCGCCTGCGCCGAGGCGAGTACGATCCGGTAACGGTAGACTTCATGGGCCATGTCCGCGAATCCCCGCCAGTTGATGTTCTCAGATAGGCCATCCATGCCTCCGGCGAGGAAGCCGAAGGCGTCCACCTGCGTTCCGCTCTCTGCCAACGCCACCACGTTAGGGTGCAACTTGAAGCTGCGCCCGAAGAAGGCCACCCCTTTGCCCAGCCGCCCCTCGAAGCGGAATCTGTCCAGGTCCACCCAGTTCCATATCTCGCCGAACACGGGCGCATATGCCTGGTGCTCCGAGTGCGGCCCAACGGTCTCGACGCTGATGTGACCCGAGAAATCGTCGCGCAACGGGAGGGGTTGAGTTATGCCATGCGTGGTATAGACGGCTCGGCACGGGAACTCGGCTGGCAGGGGCTCCACCCACTGCACGTCGAGGATGTCGGCCTCTACCTCCCGGCAGACATTGACGACATGATCCTCGATGCTGCCGCCCGGCTCCATGAAGCGGATGCGATGCCACGGGAAGCCGCACTGACCGCACATGATACTGGGTGCGATGTCGGTAGTAAGGTATGCCGCGGCGATCCAGACCTCGTCGCCGTTCTCCAGTAGCCAGCGGCCCAATTCCGCGAGGCGTTTCTCGCAGCCGCCGCCACCCAGCACAGGATAGTAGATCACTACGTTCACTGTCTCAACCCTCCGCCTGATACCACGTGAAAAGCTGGGCCGGTTCGCTGGGTGTGTGCAGCCATGCGAACGCACTACCGAGTTCGATGACAGGCATCTCGTGCATCTGCGCCAATTCCACGGCAAGGTGCGCTGCCCGAGAGCCAGCCCCGAGCAGGCAAAGGTCGGGCTTCCCTGGCAGGTTCCCTGCATCTACAAGGCACTGCGCGGACCCGGCAAGACCATCCCCCAGCATTATTCCGGTTGCCTCCGCATGCCGCCAATAGCCAGCCCCAGCGTATGCGGCGAGTCCGGTTGGCGGTTGCCGTCCGTTCAAGGCTGCCACCACCTTGTCGGCTTCGTTCGTGACGATCAACACGTTCCTATTCTCCATCAACGACCACAGCCAGCAATCAAAATAGAGATAGAAACTGACCAGCGAGTCGCCGATCAACGCTTCGGGCTTGGGCCGAATATCCCAGAGGTGCAACGCCTCCATGAGCCTTGGCCCCATGTACGGTTGCTTCGCCATGGGACCGGAGCGGGGAAGGCACACGATATCGCACTTCGGGATAGCCGCCGCCAACTGCTCGGCCACGCCCTGGCGATCCTCTGCCGAGAACCCCCACGCGCTGAGATAGTGGAACCCCCCGAAGCCTCGTGCCGCCCATAGGACCGCCGCCTCTCCATCCGCCATGGAGATCAAGCTGCATGGTTCTTTGCGCTCAATCGCTTGCGCCAATCGCCTCACAACCCGCGCCGTGTCCGCCTGCTCATTCGGGAACATCATTGTCTCGACTCCTGTCGTCAGTCTTACAGCGGCCTCTGCTGCTGCCCCGGCACTACGATGCTCGGTCTTTCCATCAGTCGCCACTCCAGCCCCATGCGCTTTACGCTGCAGTCGGGACAGAGCGCCGCGATGTAGAGCTTGCCCTCGACCTTCTTGACGAAGCCCGAGACGAGCGGCAGCGACAGGGTTCGATTGCAGTCCTGGCAGTCCATTGCGGCGGGCTTCTTCTCGGGCTGCTGTGGCTCGGGTTGGGTCATTCTGTTGCCTCCACTTGGCAGGCACCACACACGCGCTCCCCGAAGCGGTTGCGGCAGGTCGCCTTTACCCTCCCGCAATTTAGACACATCGCGAGGGCTTCGCAAATCCGCTCGTGGTCATCCCGCTTCTCCGCCTCCGATCGCCAACCGGGAGGTGGAAGCGGAAAGGCAAATATGACCGCGGCCGATTCGTCCTCCCCGCCGAAACCCAGTAGCCATAGCGGAAGGTCCAGAAGAGGTATCCCCGTCGGGCTGGTTTGCTTCATCCTATCGCCTCCATGATCGCCCGCATTCGATGGCCGTAGGTGTGGTGCGCCAGGACGAAGGCGCGGCCGCGCTCAGCCATGGCGTCACCAAATCTATCAAACCAACCCATGATATCTACATCGGGTTGGCAGTCACATGGGATGACTATCATGTGGCCTTCCCCTTCGATGCCGAAGGCTGCATTCTTGAATCCCAGCGCTTCGTACGCGTCACTATGCGCCGCCAGGAACGGCTTGCCGCAGGCCAGGGCCTCGAAGGTCCGCATAGACGTCATTACCGTCTCGCCCCGGCCGTCCATCCCACTCCGCTGGTTGTTGACCCCCAGCACCACCTTGCCCCAGGTGTACTGCTCGGCGGTCGCCCCGTAATAGCCCGGTGAGCGTGGGTCAGTCGGCCCAATCCAGCGGTTCGGCTCCCGCAGCAGAATCGGATATGGCGGCTCGTCCAGAGAGAAGCAGGTGATGGAGTAGCCCGCCTCGGCAAGCGGCAGGATCACCGTCTGTACGCCCCACCGCCGCGCTTCCCATTGCGAGTCATACCAGTTGCCCGAGAAGACAGCGTCCGTCGCGTCCTCGCGCAGCGGCAGCGGCCGGTGGAACTTCTCCGACGCGGCCAACGGCAGCCAGAAGATGCGGTCGTGTTTGCAGTCCCGCCGATAGAACGGGATGCAGGCCCGGTCAGTGGTGAACACATAGTCGGCGAGGCGTGCCTGCCCGACGAAGCCCTGGTAGGCGTTCGGGTCTTCGATTGTCCACCAGCAGAGCGGCTTGCCGTACTTGTCAGCGAGCGAACGCGCGTAGGCCATCGCATCCATGCCCTCACGCCCGCCGGAGTTCATGGTGAAGATGAAGTCGGCCTCGCCGGGGTCCTGTACCCAGTCGACGTACTCGTCGCAGAAGGGCTCCAGGAACTCAAAAGCGATGGTGTGGATTTTCACTTCTCGGCCCCCAGCATGGCATTGACGTCGAAGAAGATGCCCCGGGCCTCTCTTCGCATTCGCGATGTGTCGATACGTCCCCGCCTTGTGAGCCACCAGAACCCGAGCAGCGACCACCACGCACGCGGGTCCCACCATGGCTCTAATGATACGTCGAACGTCAGGCCATCCACACAGATTTTCATTTCTCGGCCTCCAGCAGCGCCTTGACTTTGGCGAGGGCAACGCGGACCCTTACCTCTCGCCCAACAGATATGTCTTCTTCCAATCCATCCACCAACTCCCGCACCACCTCGCGGAAGCGGTCTCGGGGTACGTCGTTCGCGGCCAGCCTCGCCGTCGCCGCTACGGATAACTGCCATAGAGCATTGCGTGCCTCGCGGTCTGCCGTTGGCAGGCATGACAGGGCATCTTTCGCCAGCCGGTCAATCGTCTCCACCACCTCCCGCCTGATCTCGGAACGCTTGACCACAAAGTTCGGGTGCTTCGTTTCATCTATGCCGGACACATAGTCCCAAACTGCAATCCACTTGTCGTTCATCTCGCCTCCTCACTTCTGCCGCGGCGTCAGCAACGTCTGGAGTAGCCGCAGCACTGCCCATATCCACGTCATCTGCACCACCGCCTCAGCCCAGGTCATTCGTCCTTTTCTCCTCGCAGGGTCGGACCCGGTTTCTGGGTGCCCGCCCTGAAATATCGCGCGTGGAGGACTAGGGTCATATACCAGCCAGTGGGTTTGCCCGGACCGGAGAAATCGCCGGTCTTGCTGTCGAGGGTAGGGCTCTCGGATTCAACTATGCGATAACACATGCCAACGGACTCGCCGGTGAAGTCCGGTTGGCGTGAACCGTGACAGTGCATCGCGCACTCAATGGCGCGCCCGATGGAATCCCACCATGACAGAAATCGGAAGTGTGAATCCTCTCCACCGAGGGGGCCACAATACAGGGCATAGGCTTTCTTGTCTGTCTCGACATCCCGATCCGTCTGGGGCTGGGTCATTCGTCAATCTCCCTTCGTTGCTTTTCCGCGTCCAGAATCGCATCCGCGCACCGCTCCCCCACCACCAGACCGAAGACGAACGCGATCACCGCCCACAGGTAGTTGCCCGCCACCGCGAGCACAAAGGCCAGCATGAGGGCGATAAGCGCGAACGTCAGACCAATTTCCTGGAGGGGCTTCATCGCCCTTATCTGTCGTAGCATCTACACCTATAATCAGGATAGATGGCTATCCCCGTCACCAATGATCGGGCTTCTGCGTGTAAATGTCCCTTGGCGCATTCCTGAAGCAGATGTCGCACCGTGCTTGTTTCCCGCCATCGCCAATGGTTAAGGTGCTGGACAACGACATACCAGTAGAACTCGTGGACAGTTGTGCCTGGTGGTCCCATGCGTTGCCAACTGCAGAGAATGACGCGGTGTGCTGAGGCCTTCTGGCGGATCTCATGCCACCATGAGACCTTGATGGTCGCACCCCGTTTCGTGTGCATCCTAACGTTTATGCGGTTATTCATCTCCGGTATGCCTTCTCCATCCAGCCGCCAATGGTCGTCGTCGCGAACTTGATGAACTCCGGCCCGTGCTTCGTCTGGCAGTACAGGTTGTTCGCGTCATAGGACGTGGCCCAGTCATTCAGCACCAGCCGCGAGAAGTGGTAGTGGTGCCAGACGTAACTCCCGTGATAGATCACCACCAGCCAACCTGCCTTCGTCAGCCGATACGCCAACTCGGTGTCCTCAAGCTCCTGCCGTCCGGGCATTGCGTCATCGTAGAAGCCCATCTCCTGCAGTGCTCCCCAGGGGTACACCGCGGGGTGGCTCAGGCCTTCCGTCATGTGTCCCCGCCGGCGGTGTAGGCGCGTCGCCTTCTCCACCTCGCCCCAGCACTGCTCATAGGGCCAGTCGTAGTTGATCTCGACCTGTGGGCTCCCCCAGGCGTGCCCCTGTGTCACCAGTGCGCACCCGCACATACCGATCCTCAGATGCTGCTGGGTCCACGCTACCAGCGGAACCAGCCAGGTCGCCGGGAAGATGTGGTCGGTATGAATCTCCACGCCAAAGTCCGGCCTCCAGTCCGATAGCAATTCCCAGGCGATGTTCCTACCCTTGGCGATCCCGGCGTTCGCGCCCAAGCGGTGGACGGCCACTCGCTCGTTGCCCTGCAGTTCGTCCAGCCATTCATGCGTCGCCGGACAATCGCTGCCGTTGTCCACGATCTGCAGACGCCAGTCATACCGCTGTACGTCCGATGCGAGCAGGCTGCGGACGGCGTACTGCGTGGCGCGCAGGTGAAGCGGACTGCCCGCGGCATTACAGGTCAGCAGGTTGATTCCGATACGCTCAGTCACCGCCGATACGCCTCCTCCATCCACTTGCCGATCAGCCCATTCCAAGCCACCCATTCCGCCGGCCCGTGCTTGACCTGCACGTATTGATTGTTCGCGTCATAGTCCGCCGGGTGGTCTGACAGGCCCAACCGCGTCAGGTGGTAGTTGTGGAACACCATCGAGCCGAAATGAATCTCGATCCTGTACCCCGCCCCGTGCGCTCGAAAGGCCTCCTCCGTATCCTCGAAGTTCTGCCGCCCAGGCATATCCGGGTCGTAAGGGTGCAACTTTCCGTCCCGATGTATGCCTATCGCCTCCAGTGCCGACCATCGCTTCACCGCGGGGTGGCTGAGTCCGGGCCGCACGCGCTTCGGCCGTCGCCATACCAGCGCTGCCTTCGTCACCTCGGCGCGGAAGGTTTCGTAGTTCTGCAGTTGCGCTTCTGACAGTTGGTAGGGGATCAAAGGCCGCGGCGAGTACCATTGCCCACCCGCCGTCAGCAGGGATGGCCCCATGATCGCCACGTCAACGTTGTTGGGGTGCGCCATGTACTCGATAATCGGCTGCAGCCAGCCCACCGGCGTGTCCCGCTCGGTATTTGCGGGGAAGACCATATCGGTGTGGATCTCCACGACGTATTCTGGCGCGTGCCACTCGTGGAGTACCTGGAAGCCTAGATTGCGGCCCTTAGCGATGCCCACGTTCTCGTCGGACCACTCTATCGCCACCCGCTCGTTCGTAGCCTCAAGGCCCTGAAGCAGTTCGACGGTCCGCGGGCAGGTGCTTGCATTGTCGACGATGACGAGTCGCCAGTCGTAGACTGCTATGTCGCTATCGAGTAGGCTCTCTATCGCGTACCGGGCCGCCTGTTCGTGTATCGGGCACTGGGCTAGGTTGCACGTCAGTAGATTGAGTCCGATCCTGATCTGGGCCACTGCTGGGTCTCCTGCTGCGTCGGTCGCTGCTGGTCGTGCGGTATTGGCCTCGGCTGCCCCTCCTGGCTTCTGCCGCCCGCGCCGCCTCTATGGCAGCAAGGCAAATGCCGCGCAGGGCAACGTCCGCCCGCGCCCGAAACTGCGGCTCGGAGATGCCGGCCGTCCACTGGCAGTCCCGGCAGCGGAAGATGCGACGCCCCGTCACGGGGTCTTCGCGGGATACGGTCGCGCGGCCCTGGCAGAGCGGACAGACGCCGCGGTGACGTAGCGCCCAGGCTGCTGCTGCCGCTGGGTCTGCCCCCTGCAGTCGTGCAATCGTCTGGTCAATCACTTGGTCGGATGTTCTCACTTCGGTTCCTTTCTTATCACGCCGCCACCCTCTCGCCCACACCGCCGATGCTGGCCCCGGTCAACTCCCCGGACTTGACGGACTTCCAGACCTCCTCCTCGGCAACATAGGCGACCATCACCCAACTGCCCTTCAGCACCGGCTTTCCGCCGATCTCCAGGTCCTGCGGCGCGATGTACGACTCCTTGATGTGGCCCTCGATGACCCGCTCGTGCTGCAGACCGAGCCCGGCCTTGCCCAATCGGTAGCGGTTCATAAAGTCGTGGCAGGCTTCCTCAATCTCGTCCGCCTTGGTGAAGTCGCCCTGTGTGTCCAGGTGTTCGGGGTCGCCCGGCTCCATAACGACCATGTAGACGAGGCGCTTGTCCTCGTCGACCTTGACGAACGGCGCGATGCGGTCGAGCTTGACCCATGGGGCGGCGAGAGGGGTGCTGAACATGAGCCAGGGGCCATCCGAAGTCGAGGCGGCAGGCACGCTCTTTGGCCGCCAGAACCAGGAACCGTCCTCGTTTGGGATGCCTTCCACAGGTTGCGGCCATGAGAACCAGTGCTCAATGGCCTTAGCCACCCACTGCCCGTCGCGCTGTGTATACTTCGTCTTCACCGCGGCCCAGGCGATGGCGTGCGCCCGCGACTCGCCATACTCCGCATAGGCCGCATTGAAAGCCGCCCGGTATATCTCCTGGCCATGCTTCGGAAGCTTCTTCACGGCATCGGGTAGGCTCTCCAGGGTGTCATAGGGCTTCTCGATCTGTACTCGCGCCTTGAACCAGGACGTGACGCGGTTGAACCAGTTTCCATTCATGTCAGCAGACCTCCACTTTTGCTCGCCAGAAGAACGGCCAGGCGCGGCCGCGGTAGACACCAAGACGCTCCCAGTAACCATCACTGCCCATGAACACCCAACGGCCCATAGTTACGCCACACGGATTGGGTTGGACATGACCCATGCGATAGATCGCCTCTGCGCCAAAATCCCACCGCCTCCACCACCTCGCTAGCCGATACGTCTTCATCCCGTCGCCTCCACCTTCGCCAGCCAGAAGCGCGGCCAGGCGCGGCCACGGTAGATGCCAAAGACACCACCATTGGGGCTGGCATTTATGCAAGTTATGCCGTCATAGCCCTCATAGCAGAAGTGTGGCCTGATTCCACCCCAAATGGTCCGCCACGGGTTATAGGCGTAAGGTATGATCCGATGCCCTGCCGGGTGGTTTATGGTCTTCGGCCACCTCTTCCACCACTTCGCCAACGGATACGTGCGGATCATCTCGCCTCTCCTCTCGCGTCCGCCGTAAGCCCTCATGTCAGGGTCGGGATAGTTCACCTAACGCCCTCCGTATCGCCTCCCCCACCTCGACGTGCTCCATGTCCTGCGCCAACATCACCAGGTCCCGCTTCCCCGGCCGCCACGCCATCGGTACCAGGTTCCCTTCCGGGTCCCGAATCGGCACCGTGTACCGCGTCCGCAAATCCGCGTGCGGCAGCGATGATCCCGGCGTCGCCTCCCACCCAACGCCATAGCCGTTCGCAAGCACGATTGTGGAGGCGTCCATGGCTACCACCACTACCCACTCGTCCCGCCACAGCATCTCCCATGTGCGGTCAGCGGCCTTCATGGCTCAACGGCTTCTCGTTGTGCCCGCCCAGCAACCGCAGGCATATCTGCTGCCATCGAGACAGTTGGCCTGGCGCGAAATACTGGCGCTGAATCTCGTCGCCCAAGCGCACCTCGCCAGTAAAGATCAAGCCGCGGCGTTCCGCCTCCCTGTCGCCAGTCGCTCGCATCGCGGCGATATGCTCGTCCGGGTCTATGCCCTGCCGCGACCAATGCCGGCGGTCGTCCAGGTGGGCCGCGTCATAGTTCTGCCCGAACGAGACGCCCCACTTGAAGTGCTGATCGTCGGTCGTCATCTCATCCCCCTACAGCAGGTCTGCCGCCACGTAGTGCTTTGCCGTCTCTTCTGCCGGGCTCGCTTCCTCGGCGGGTTCCTCGCCCTCTTCCCTGGCCGGCCCAGCCGGCATGGTGGGCGCCTCTTCCATCGCTTCCTCCTCCTCTTCGGGCAGGTCGCCAACGCCGCGAACGTATTCCTGAAGTTTCGGCCCAGGCTGCACAACCCCGAATTGCACCAGCTTCGACAGCGGCTCCGCCAACTCGGCCAGCGTCGGCACCTGCATATCGCTCGGCACCAGCCTCGGAAGTTTGGTCAGCCTGAATGAGCCAGCGTTCATGCCGAATAGCCGCGGGATCTCCTGTCGGTTCAGCGTCTCTGCGACCATCCGCTGCAGGAACGCCTCTTCAGCCAGCAGGAAGAACTCCTTATCGGATTGGCTCTTCGAATAGCTGCCCTGCGGGGCCTGACCTAGTTCGAGGAACTGCGCCAGCACCGAACCGAGAATCCGCCAGGAGCAGAGGCGGATGTAACTCTCGATGTCCGCAATGTTGATCGGCGGCTTCGTGATCTCGAAGTCGATGCCAAAAGGCAGAAACGCCCCCATCTGCTCGTCGAGGCGGAATGCCGTCAGGCCATTCTCGACATAGGCCCGCAGGGCAACCATATCCGGGTCGCTCGGGTCAAAGACGGGGAGGTCTGCCGTGTTGACCTTGGCAATCGGCACCCCGCCCATGCGCTCAATCAGAATCCCGATCCAGGTGTCGGCGTGCCTGAGCCCATACCAGGGCTCATAGGCGGCCCGCAGCATACTCTCCCCGTTCGGGTCGCCCATCTTCCCCTCGTTCACGAAGTGGACGCAGCGGTAGAGCGGCACCTCCACGAGGCCCGTCTCGGTCATTTGGCGCAGGGCTATCAGTCGCCCAGCCTCATCCCAGACCCAACCCTCCCAGGTCTCCTGCCCGCGAGGAGAGAATGACTCCCAACCCCACAGCCCATCGTCATGGTCGCTCTGCAGGTATATCTCTTTAGGTTGCTGGCCCCGGCGTCGCTTATAGAGCGGCTGGAATACGCTCGCCCCGTAGACCGTGGTGCCGGTGATGGTCTCGTCCATGAACTCGAACCACGTATGGCTCATATCGTCGATGCACTGCAGGACGAAATCCTGAGCGGCCTCCGCGTCCGGGCCCTCGGCCCCCTCGACGTTCCATGAGGCGGCCAGCATGGGGAGTTTGATGGCCCGGACGGCGCGGCGCACCACGTCGTTGGCGTACATCTCGCGATACTTGGCGCGGCCCTGCCGGCCCTGAAGTTCTCTGAGATACTCCTCGCGGATGTACGGGCCCACGCGCTTGAGGCCGGTGGTGCCGATCTGCGTCACCGCCTCGGAATACGTGAGCGGCCGCCTCAGCATCCCCGTCGCCGCCTTCTTCACCTGGTCTTTCGTCCTGGTCGACATCCATCAACCTCCTGCTGGGGCCGCAGCCTCGCGGCATCTTCGGCAAAGGTGAGACGCCCAACCCTAACCGTCTGGAAGGCTCGGTCTGTTCTTTCTGCCATCTCCCTCTCGTCAAGCCAGCCATAGCGGGCCCGCCATTCCACTAAGGCCCGCGCCTCTCGCCGCTCGCGGCTGCTCAGCGGCCGCCACGTGATCAGCACCCACTGCCCGTTCAGCTTGCGGCATTCCCAACCGCAGATCAGGCTCTTCACCCACCGCCATATTCGTCTCATGTCAGCATCCCGTCGCCTTACTCGCCATCCCCTCACCGCCTCCTAGTGCTGGGGCCGCCCGTTGTCGAAACGAACGACCCCGTCGCTCCTTGCACGCATGGTGCGCGAGCTATACGCCTTTCCTGTCTCCGGCGAGGTAGAGTCCCTCACGGGCCACTTAGTCTGCTTCACGGTAGCCATCTCCGCTCGGCTTGCTGGCAATCTTCTCCTCGCCGCCGGTCATATGCCCGGTAGACTTGCCGGAAAGCCTCATAAGACGCCGGGGCATCCCCTCAGCCTCCCACTCCTGCCGCATAGCATTGTCCGCGCCTTGCCGCTTCATACCAGGCCTTGACATGGGATCGAATCGTTTCCGCCGTCGCAACGAATTTGCCGCCGGGAAATATAGACATCTCGCGAGCATCATTCGGCCGGCCCCAAAGGAGGAAGATGGTATCTACACCGGATTCGACCCTTCTTTCACACCAGAGCCAGCGGCCGCGATCAAGGCCTTCGCCGGGAGCCCTGGTTTCTAGAGTCAGAAACTGATGGTTATGTTCTACGGTCCCGTCCGTATCGCTAACTCGGATCTTGGAATCGCCAAAGCAGTCGTTGAGGAATGACCAATCCCACCAAGACTCCATGAAGTTCTCTAACGAATGCAGATTAGTCATTGATCCAGGATTCCCACCCATCCCGTTCTGACCGCGCGAACATCCGCAGACGCGGGGTCGGACTCATGCTTTCGACGATGTCGTAGAATGCGGCAGGCTTGGCGCTGTGTCTTCCGCGATCCGCCTGGAACCAGTTCGGCTGGTCGGCGCGCAGACACTTCAGGTTGCCGCGCAATCCGAAGAGGCATTGTTCCGTCGCGCCGCGGTAGTAGTGGCCCGTGCCGATCTGTGGCTTGACCCAGGTGATGACCGTCTTGTATTCGAACCCCCAGGCCTCCATGACCCGGAAGGCATCAGGCAACATGGGATTGATTGCCCAGAGGTAGAGGTGGCAATCGGGGGCGGCGTGTTCGAGAACCGGCACGCCAAGGTCCGCTATCTCATCCGTCGTCATCGTGGGATATTGACGGTGCGCGGACTTGCCTTCTTTAGCATCCATACCCCAGGGCGGGTCTGCCTCGATGGTTCTGAATGCGCCGGTGGGAATGGGTCTGAGTTCGCTGAGTTTCTCAGGCTTCTCGGTCTTTTCTGTCGCCAGTTTTACCGCCTGACGGATACTTATGCCGTCTAACGCGCTAGACTGCAAACTCGCCAGTTGCATGAGTTGCCAGCGATATTGCTTCCCGTATCCCAGCCTCTCCTTCGCCCAGCGCCCGAATTCGCGGTCGCCTGGAAGGAGATGTCGTGCCGCCTTCAGCCGCTTGCCAATCTCCCAGGCCTTGAGAATCTGGGCCTGGCCTGCCTCGTCGCCCTCGGTCTCCAGGGCCGTGATCTCGGCCGCCAGGAATTCCAGCCTCGTGTCAATGTCCGCCGGGACCGTCATCGTCTGCGTCTCCTTGTTTCTCGGCCGCTGATTCACCGCCGGCCACCCCCTATGAACCCACGATGTAGCTGCCCCCCGTACGGCTCCTTCCTGAGCCCACGCCCCGGCTCGGCACCAGGAATCGAGCCCCTCGGCCGCGCCCCGGTCCGCTTGAGTTGTGAGAAGGCCAGCGCGCACGCCATCACCGTATCGTCATGTTCGCCTTCCGGCGCGCCATAGCGATCATTGCCGGCCGGCGTCTGCGTGATCTCATACGCCTCCAGTTCCTCAAGCAGCACGGGCTCGTTCAGGACCGTAACCTGCGCCTTCTGAATCCCCATGGCGAACCGCTGAACCATCTGCTCCTTGCTCTGCGCGGTGGTCGCCACGCCCTCCACCTGGCACTGGAGGCCGGTGTCGTAGAGGTCGCTCTTCAGATCGTCCATGAACGGGATACCCGGCCCGTTCGTCTCCACGGCAACGGTCTTGACGTTGTGCTTGCCGAGGAATTGGCAGAGGCGAACTGACTGCTGAGGGTACGGAATGCCGTGCATCCGTTCGAAGCCCACCATGCGTCCCGCCCCGTCGAAGGCGACAAAGACCGTGAAGTCCACCACCTTGGCGAGGTCAACGCCCGCCACCACCGGCCGTGTGGGCTCCGTTGGGGCCGCGGCAATACGGGACCGCACCTCGCGAAAGACCGCCCCGCCCGTCTCCACGAACTCCGCCCCGTACTCCTGCCGGAACCAGCTATCCGGGTAGTCCTCTCGCTCGTCAGCGATCCGCTCGTCGGATGGCATAATGGACCAGTCGTGGCGTGTCCCATCCTCGTTGTACGCGGGAATCCGACAGCCCGCCCAGTTGGCCGCCAGGGGGTCCTGCGATTGCTGCCACGCCCGGTAAAGCCAATTCCTGCGGAGCGGCGTCGTGTTGAAGATGCAGCGCCCCTCTCTCCCATGAGAGGTCAAGGTGGGGCGGATGGTAAGCCACGCCCCCTCTTTCATGCGAGCTGCCTCGATCATGTACAGCAGGTCAATCCCGGCGGCTACCAGATGCTCGGGGTGGTCAGCGGACCGGACGTGAATATGAATCCCGCCAGGCAACTCCATGATGTAGGGCTTGGTGTTGATAGTGCGGACGCCCTCATTCCCCGCCACCATCGCCTTGAGGTCCGACCAAAGCTCATCCGCCAGCAGATACGTCGGGAAGACAAACCAGACCACCACTCGCGGGTTCAGTTGCTCCCGCCCAGGTTGCTCTGTCAACTCCTTCGCCTGCTGCAGGGCATCGTGGATGCAGAGCCAGTTCTTCCCCCAGCGCCTATGGGCAACCAGGACGAAGAAGCGTGCCCCCGCCGCGACCGCCTCCGCAATCAGCTTCAGCACCGCCTTCTGTCCGGCGTGTGGCTGGAGCTTGATGAGCGGACGCCCGCTAGTGGACCGCAGGCTTCTCTCGACGGTCGCCGTCAGTAATCCGTGAGTTGATGCTGTCATCTATGACTGAGACTCGCTCCATTGCCTCTTCCCACCGCTCGGGGGGGACGAAGTCTCTTATCAGGTCGCCCAGCGCCTGCCCTATCTGCGCAAGGGCCCGGGCTACGTCGATCTCAACCTCTGTGGTCTGGCGGTCCTTCTGGCCCAGGTGCTGCTTGCCGAGCCATATCTGCATCGTGTAGTTGCCGGTGAGGGCGTTCTCCCACTGAGCCTGACGAAGTGCCAGTTTGCCGTTGGCCCGCTCTTTACTCAGAATCTCCGCAAAACGCGGATCATCTTGTTTGCGTCGGTCAAGGGTATCGACAGAGATGCCGAGGATGTCCGCCATCTCGTTATCCCGGCAGTGGCAGGCCGCAAGGCGGCCGAGTAGCTCGTAATCAATGGCGATCCGAGGTCGGCCGCCCTTGTTTTTCCGCGGTGCTGAAGCACCCGGGATAGCGGCCTTCTTGGATTTCGTGGTCTTCTTAGGCATGGGAGAGAGTCACGCTCATATCACAGCCCCAGCGCCCTTCGCGCGTCTTCGGGTTTACGGTCACAGGCTTCGCACATGGTGGTAAACAACTCCCCATGGAAGAATTCGCGAGAGTTCTCCCGTTCGACTGGGCCCTTCCCTCGCAGGTCCTTGCGGGCTTGGTTGACGATAGCCGCCGCGAGCCTCAAGGCGCCGTCCTCGTCCCGAATCCTCATTGCTCTCTCCGGGCCCCATAGGGGACGGAGGCTGCTACGCAGCTACCGCCCCACATGGGGGCCAAAAAGCGAAAGCCGGCCCCTGGGGTCTGGCCCGGTTGATCAGACCGAAACAGACCGCAGTTGCCGGCGACGCGTCGCCAGCTATCTGCCCTTGGGCGGGCCCCCGTTCACTTGGAACGACGGTGGGTTATATGGCCAAGGGCCGGATTCACGCCGTACTCATGCGACTCTAGCCATCTGGTATTATGCCGTAATTCAAGTCGTAACCGCAGGCACGGCATCGCTTTTTATGTCCGCTCCGAGATTGGCTCGCATACCATTTGTGGGCCTCAATTATGCCATGGCTCGCAATTGCCGATTGGTTCTCACCTCATTCGTGGCTCGCAGTCTGAACATGGTTCTCACCGTCAATGTGGCTCGCAACGCTGGAATGGGCCTCAGGTGTTGCCTGGCTCGCAGGACCGCCATGGTTCTCATTGCCGAATTGGCTCGCATACTTCGCTTGGGTCTCAGAGCGCGAATGGCTCGCATACCACACCTGGGTCTCAAAAAGGGCATGACTCGCAGAATGAACTCGGAATGCACGGGTCCTTTGGCTCAGTCCATCACCACCGGGATCTCCGTCTGGTGACCGCCGTGTTCAATCACCCAGGGCGAGCGTGTATCCAGCCCTGCCGACTCCCGCGCCATCTGCCAGTAGTGGGCAAAGAACACCTTGGCCACCTTCCGCCGGGCCATCGCGTCAACATGCCCGTCGCTGAAGTGCATGATCTCGACCTTCTTGCCGTTGTCGTCCTCCTTCTTCATGTACCGCGGCGGGTCCCAACTCTCCGGTTCTGGGTGTAACCTACGCAGGCGCACCTTCTCCTGCTCGTAGAGTTCCCGGTAGCCGTTCCCCACCATCACGAAGGACTTCGCAGCCTTCCAGGCCAGCGTCCGTAGGCGGGGATTCCAGTTCGCTTTCTCTCCCTTCTTGCGCTTCGGCGCGGCCCCGTCTACGACGTGCAGGCCCGAATAGGCCCACAGCTTGCTCACGTTGGTGAATTGCGAGCAGTCGCCCGCCCAGGACAGAAGGCCGCCCGCGACGCAGGGTCCGATGCCCTTGACGCCCTGCAGCCACTTCACCCACAACGGTTCGTGCTTGATTTCCGCCTGAATCATGCGCTTGACGGCATCCTCCTGCATCCGCATCTTCACGTCAACGCGGTCGTGCAACTTCTGGACCCAGGCCTCTTCCAGTACGCCCCTATCATGGGCCGCCCGGATACGGTTCTGCGTGCGGATTCTCAGGTCTTGGATGTCATAGTACGTCTCGACTAGGACTCTTACTGCTTCTCGATTCATGGGTTGTTCCTCGCTTCCCGCAGTTTCTTCCGCGCCTTGCCCGTCATGTAGTACCAGTGCTGCCGAGTCATGCCGTCTGGCGGATTGCCATCGAGTACCGACCGGCTCAAGCATTCCTTCTCCTCCGCCGTCAGTCCCGCACGCTTCAGGCAGGCCTGCAAATCCACGATATCGCAGACCCGGTCCTCCCAGCCGTCCAGAACCGCCGATCCGACTGCCGCCAACTGCTCCTGCGGAACGATGACGGAGTAGGCAGGAATGTCGCCTCGCTCCCATCTTAGCCCCGGTATGCGTATCAGGTTCCGCCGATCCCGCAGCCAGTGCATGAACTCCCCACGCACGGTCCGATGCCACCATCTGCGTTGGGCCGCGAGCGTTCTCGTCCGGTCAAGGTGCGGCAGGGCTATGGAAATCATGTAGGCAGTCAACTCCCCCGCCGCGTCCTCGACCTCATCCGTCCTCAGCCCATACGTCTTCTTACACGAACGAACGAAGGCATAGGCGTGGTGCAGGCACTCTTCTGGCTTGTCTGGTGGGACTGGCATGGTTGCCCCTTTGCCCCGTCCTGACTGGGATATGGTGGTTTATGGTGTGGCAACGGGCTTCTTCGGTTTCCGCGGGGCCCGCACGCGGTAGTCGGTGAGTCTGCCAGCCCTGATGTCGTCGAGGGCCTTCTCCGCTTCATGCAATGCATCCTGAATGTCCAGTCGTTCGCGCCCGAGTCGATCCACCCGCTTCTCGATCTGCGGCAGCAGCACCTCCCGCTGGTCCTCCGCCTGCTTGAGCGCCCGTCGCTGTGTCCGCAAGTCCTTGACCTGCGCGTCCAACTCTTCAACCGTCTTTGGCTCAGTCACCGTCTGCGGTCGCGTCCCGACAATCGTCTGAGTCATGTCCTCTCCGTCCTCTCTGCGGTTTGTGGTGCTTCAGCCAATTCCCCCCGCTTCAGCATATCGAACGCGTCCCCCAAGTCGAACGTAATCAGCACGGCCCCGCGAGCGCATTTGTGGACTACTGCGTGGGCGTTACCCTCAGAGAGAATATCCGCGATGGCCCCGCTGGAGAGCCCGCGGGCATAATTTTTGCACTCAAGCGGGATGCCACAGACTATGAGATCGGCGGGAATGCCGCCCCGGTCACCCATATGGCCGGACGCCCGCACCTTGAGGACGGGGAGGCCGCGCTCCTCTGCCTGTTGCTTGACGTGGAGGGCGAGGCGATCGCCCTTGCGGGAAGTGTTCACCCCTTCACCTCCTCGGCCTTCACCGCCGCGCGGTAGTCGTCAAGGATAATCTCGGAACTGATATCCCTCGCGACGCCTAAATCCCGTCTGGTCGCGGCATATCTACCCAGCGGCGCTGCCAATTGCTCCGCAATCCCCCACCACTTGTCGGCGCGTTGCTCCGCGGCCTCGCGTCCGGCGCGCTGGTAGCGCCAACAACGATCATACTGGTCTTTGTGGTAGCCGGGCCACATATGACACCATAACAACTGCATGTCACTTCGTTTGACTCCGCCATCTGGTTGAACCGGAACGTCCTGCTCTCGCATCAGGGTACAATCTGCCGATGTTCCGCCTCTCTCTGGCGTCTTTATGTGCGGACACCCCTCCATCTCACTCTCACTCATGCGCTTGCTCCTTCTCGGCCTTCGCCGCCGCGTCGTAGTCGGCAAGTAGCGCGTCCAATTTCTCCGCTATAGACTCGGCCTCGTTGAGATGCGACTCCATCCCATCTCGGTCGCCATCCGCAACGGACCGCATCACCTCCTTGAGTCGTCGAACAATATCGGGCGTCAGTTGACGGAATCCGCCTGCCAACCCCCGCCACTTCTCGGCGCGCTGCTCCGCGGCGTCTATGCCCACGATCTCGCGCAGTTGCCGCTTGAATCTCTGAGCGTCTGGAGTCAGGTCGGTATCCGGCGCCAAGGCATAATCCTGCCAGACCATGCGGACCGCCTCGATCTCGCCGATGTGTGCCTGCTCTCGCGCCTCTAACTCAGCCACCCGCTGCTCCGCGGCCTCGGCGCGCCTCACGATGGCCTCTGACGCGTGTGCTATCCTCTTCCCCTCCTCATAGAGTTCAGCACTCTTTGCCATCACATCGGCCAACTTCTTCTCCGCGGCCTCGACGCGGGCGCACATTTCGGCGACGGGAACGGCCCCGATGGACCGCAGGTAGTCGTCAAAGCCATGCGCCACCATCTCTTCATTGCTCAGTCCGTGGGCATCTCGGTATGCCCAAGTTCCATCCGTGCCCCACGTGGTTCCCGGCGGCATACACCAGCCGTCGCCGCGGTTCAACATCCACCAGCCTTCGTGTAGTGCCATCCTACTCACCTCCCAGGGCGCTCTGAAGCATATGCATCGCGCGCCCGATCTCCTCACGCAGGTGTTCGTCCCGCGCCTTCTTGAGCGCATCCTGAAGGGCCCACGCGCTAGGCAGTTCCCCTCCGAAATGCTCGCGCAGAATTCCCAGCAGCGTGTGTTCCCTTCTCTCCTCCCCGAGGCGTGCAGCAACCTTGGCGAGGGCCTTTCCTTGCTGCTTGGCAATATCTTCCAGGTCGTACTCGTCCATCCCCAAGCGACGATACCGCAAGTCGCGGGGGCCTTTCCCATCCCACGGCTGCGCAAAGAGAAGGCTCTGCCACTCGAAGGCCGCGAGGTCAACCTGGGCGAGTCGACCAGCCCGCAGGCATCGCCACGCCTTGCGCTCCGGGTTCCACACAATCAGCCCCGCCTCGGGCGGAATCTCCTTCGACTCAACGACCCCCTTCGGCACCGCGAACAATACGCGATTCGTGACCTCCCGGTATCGCAGCCACTTGCCACTCCGCATATCGCTCAGGAAGTCCGCGCGGCTCACCTTCACCTCATAGGCCGTGAGCTTCGGATTCGTGTAACTCTTCTGCGCCGTCAGCACGTCGGGCACCGGGCAACCGCATTGGAGCATGACGGAGCCGATTGCTACGCCCGTCCAGACGAGGCGCGTCGGTTGCCAGAGGTGCGCGGCAAGCGTATCTACCAAGGCGGCGTGCGTCATGCGCTTAGCCACCTCCCAGGGCGCGGCGGTCGCGCAGACGCTTCCATGCCGCTGTACCCTCAGCCATCAAGGAAGCGTGCTTTGCCTGCCCTCGCTCAATCCGCTTATGGTAATCTGCCATGCGAGAGTCGATGGTCGCTCCGCAACTCACGCAGACATGCAGGGTATACCCGTGGAACTCCTGGCTGTCCACGAACCCACCGCATTGATCACACCCTACCGGGTTATCAGCCTTCATGGTCGCCTCCCAGGGCGCGGAGTGCAGAGGCAACCTCATACCTCCACGCCTCTGCCGCGTCATTCGGGGGCCTCCGCTCGGCGCGTATTAGACACTCCCTCGCCTTCCCCACCGCGTCCGGCTCCGGCGGGTGTTCGGGGTCGAGGCCGAAGTGCTGATACGTCCGCAGCGCAGCGGTCAGGCACAGGGCCCACTCCGAAGACGGCATCAATGCCCGGTCGCGCGTAGCGTAGAACACAGCGGCGTATTCGAGCGCCAACGCATCCAATCGCCCCTCAGCGGTCATGGTCGCTTCCTTCCTAGCCCAGTAATGGTAAGTTGCAGGGTTCGACTCTTCACCAGGCGTTGCTGGAGTCGCAACCACTCTGACCGATGCAAGCTGAGCAATACTGAGACTAACTCGTCCGGGTCGGCGGCGCCTCGCGCCTCGACACGGCAACTACCCAGCTCGACCGGCATATAGTCACGCTCCGCCTTTTCAGTCTGGTAATCATCATCATGGCCGACAAACACCCCCCGCAATCGGTGATGATCTACAGTTAGTTCAAGTGGCTTGTGCATCACGCACTCCTCTCCGCGGATTCCAGGTCCGCCCCCGGCGTTTCGAGGAAACGAATCCTCTTCCCCTTGTAGACCGCATAGGCCAGCTCCCGCGCGGTAGACCGCCCGATGTACCCCCCGACGTTCAGGATGTAGACCTCCTCAGCCAGGTCGATCTTCCGCAGATGCAGCAGGTCCAGTTGGCGCACTGCTTCCTCGCCCAAAATCTCGGCCCCGTGGCCGCCCTCCTCGTCGGCGTACTTACAGACGCCAACCGATAGCACGATCTTCCCCGCGAGGGTTTCCTGCCAGCCTTCCTCGAAGAACGCGTCCATGAAGCGGGTGCTTCCGCAGAGACAAACGATGGTCGGTTCCTCAATCATGGTCGCTCCTCACGGCCACCCATCCCTCTGCTCGCAGGGATCGTCTAGCCTTTCGCAGGAGGATCCTCTCGTCGGCCGCCACACATCCGCACCAATGGCAATCTGTTGCATGACGGTAGACTCCACACACCTTGCCAGTACCGTGATAGACGCTTGCCCACGGATTGCTTAGGTGAGCGAAGTATCTAATCTCAGCACGGACGTTCTCTCCGCGATCACGAACAATCAGAACCTTCAACTTGCTCATAATCTCACCATCCCTTCGGGGAGTTGGTTCCACACACGGCCGTCGAGTTCGGGCATCTTCACCACACGTCCCGTCCCGTCTTCGTTCTCGGAGGCCTGCTTCAGGAAGAAGGGAACCTTCTGCGGCTGGCATTGACTACGAATATGACGCGCCCAATCATGGGGCGCAGGTCTTCGCCGCGGCCCCGATTCGCAGCCCCAAATCACCGCGTCCGCCTTGTCCAGCGAACAGTGGAAATCTATCCACGATAAGGCGGGCTCCACGCTCACGAACCTGTGCGCCGCAGGCGTGTCCAGCAGTATCGGTATCCGCTCGTCGGCGGTCGCCTGGTCTTCGACGGACACGCCGAGCCAGACGTTCGGCCATTCGGCGAGACGGTGGCGCTCATCCCATCGCATGAAGAACTCGCCCATGCATCGAGCCCTCTTCGTCAGCAATAGATAGGTATGCTTGGGAGCATTCACTATCGCGGTAAACACGTCCCGAAGGAAGTCGTCAGGTACGTCGGGGTGAAAAAGGTCGCCCATGCTACACACCAGCGCCCGGCGCGGCTTGCGCCAATGGAGGGGAATGTCCAGCCGGTCGGGGTGGCACAAAACACGGGAGAAGGGGTATGGCTTGATGTTCGGACACTTCCCGCCATCGTATCTCTCAAAGCCATTACATTCCCCGCAATGCTCCTCGGAGTGGGCCCGGGGAAACCTCCGCGCCATGTCCTTCGCGAAGCAGTTGGCGCACCCTTCGGATACCGGAGTGCAGCCCGATACCGGGTTCCATGTTTCCGTCCAATACTGCCCGGGCTTCTCAGCCATCGTCGTCTACCTCCAGGCTCGGGTCCGAGGCGATCCCCAACAAGGCGGCGGTTATCGCGGCCTGAGTGTAAATGTCGTCGATTTCTTGCATCGCCAGCTGAAACGCCACGGAGTCTGTCTCCTGTTCGGTGAACACCCACTCCTCAGCCCACATCGTCTACCTCGCCGGCGAGGGTTGCGTCAATAAATTCCTCCGTAGACACACAGAGGTCCCACATTCCGCTATCGCCCGACATACGGAGGTCTTCTTTCACGGTCTCCAGCGCTGTCACCAGGCGGGGGCGATTGCAGCGGGCACACATCGCCGGCGTGACGAGGGGCAGCGGCGCACGCGCAGGCTCGCCTTGTTCCTCTCCCATCACGAGTGCCGCCTCTGGAAGAAATAGGTGTGCAAAGGCTCGACATTCCGCGGTCCCGCCGCCATGCCACTTCCGGCCGCGCCGGTTGCACTCTCGCCACTTCTCAGCCATCGGTAGCCTCCGGTAGGTCGCGGGGTTCCATGCGGCTACCACACCCCGCACACTTCTTTGCCGCAGGTAGATTCAACCAACCGCAGGAACATCCAATCCACTCAGCCACGGTTGGCTCGTGAGGGTGTGTTCCGCGGAACCTCCAGGCGTGCCGCACCTTCGGCTTCTCCGGCTCCGCCTCGCGGCGGACGATCCAGCGCCCGGAGTTGGGTACAGGCAGAACCCAACCGTACGGGTATTCGGCCTCTTCGTAAGCCTCCACCACCCGCTCCGCCCCGCGCTGTGCCTCGGTGGGGATGGGACAGGAGGCGCACGTCGGAATACCCGCGAGATCATCGTCTTGGCCTCTGGCAGAACACGAACGAAGGGGGATCGTCTTTTCGTCCTCGCGAATCAGGCCGGCCTCCAGTTGCGGTTCGCGGGGGATAAGTTTGCCAGCAAACCGGCAGTCCCGCCAAGCGTCGTCCAGACGGCGAGCGCCGATAGTGTACTTGCCGGCTTGTGATATACCGAATATATGGCCCGCTGCATGGCTGTCCACCCGCATCGAACAACCATCGCCAGACAGCACCCAATCGCCGCCTTTCTCTTGCACCTCCACCACCCGCTCCCCCTCGTGCTCCTGCTTGAGTTGGGCTTCTGCGGCGTCGGCACGGGAGCGGTAATGAACTACAGCGTGTTCCAGTCCAGTGATGCGTTCTTGCGGAGTCTTCATGCTCCTCGCTTCCGCGCTATGCTCAACCATCTCGCTCACCCCACTATCTTTCGATTGTTCCGGCTCCGGCTCGCGGCGGATGGCGTAGGTGCCGGGCGAGCCCCACACACCTAGACACCGTAGGAGATATTCGCTTACAACGATTGGCGGGTTGAGTGCCCTCCCGTTAATCCGCAGAGACATCGAGCCATCTTCTCGTTCGTCCCCAAACTCCACGATCCGCTCCGCCTGCTCCCGGTATCGCGGGGTTCGCCCCAAGGTTGGCGATAGCCCCGCCCATCGCTGCTGCTCGGCGGCGGTGGCTAGCGTCTGACACTTCGCGCATACATTCGGCTTCAATCGGCCTTCCTCGCGTATCCCCCCGATCAACTTCTCCACGGCGTCATTGTCCATCATCTCCTCCTGGCATTGTCGCCCCGACACCCTGGGCGAGCTTGAATACCTGCGCCGAACTGACCGGCGCACCATCCGCGAACTTCTTGAGCCTCTCCTTCCGCGCCTCCATCCAACGGTCAATCCGGTTGATCTGCGCCTGCGTCTTCTTGCCCGTCCCCATCTCGATATCGAAGCGCGACGCCCCCGCCCGATATTCCGATGCCTTCTCCCGACACGCTGGGCAGAAGTGTGCCTCGCCCGGACCGATGAAGACCGGCGCCGTCAACTCCTCGTCCGTCTCCCTGTCGTGGTGGACCGGAAGCGATACGATGCCCCCGTCCTTGCACACCCGGCAGCGGTAGGCGGGTACCCGGCGGCCATCCTCGGTATAGACGAAGCGAACCCTCGGGCCACCCCCAGCCTTATCGTGCAAGGCACTAAAGAACGGGTCGTTGACCGCCCGCAGGAACTCGCGCCAGAGGGCGCTCTCGACATTGGAATCGTCTTGTCGCGATTTGCCTTCCGACCGTTCCCACCAGTGCCTATCGCTCATCGCACCCCGTCCTTCCATGCCATCGCGAGCCGGCCCAGAATCCGCGTGTAGTGATAGTCGCCGAGAATGGTCTTGAGCGTGGGAGGGTTCTCTCGAAACGCCTTGTCCTCGCCGCTGACGGCCCACTCGATGACCTTGAGAACCTTCTGCCACTCGCCCTCTTCCCGGCATTGCCGCAGCCTACGCTTGAGCTGCGCTCCGTCAGCCGCCCCGTGGATTGGCGGCTTCTCCCCGGTGAGTTTGAGGAATCCCTCGTGATAGGCGGCCATGCACGCTTTGTGCGGGACGCCTGTTATTTCTACTGCAACAGCAACACCAACAGCAACAGCAACAGGAGCGGATAATTTCTCCGCACATTGTCGGAAACTTTCCCGCGATTTCTCGGAAAGTTTTCGGATAACCGGGAGCGGCGGAATGGGGCATTTGGGCCCGCGCTTCGGAAAGTATTTATGCCCCTGGTGGTCCTGGTAGCGCCGTATAGCGAAATATCGCTGCCCGCCATCATGGTATGCAAGCAACGTCTCGTCCGCCACCAATTCTTCGATACGAATGGCTACGTCCTCCGCCGACACTTGAATTCGGCTGTGAGTCAAAGCGGCCGCGAAAAGTGAGGAATTGTCGTGGAGTAGGCCCCACTTGTCGGCCTGCTCCTCAAGAAGATAGGCGAAGAGAGTGATCGTGAGTACGTCCCAACCCTGTTGAAAGATGCTTCCGGTGATCATCGCCATGCCGCTAGTGCTCCCTCGTCGCTAGTTCCACAGGCCCATCTGCCCAACGCGTTCCGCCTCCGCTTCAGACGGCCGGCTCTCCCGGCGTATCCTCTCCGTCGCGAGTATCACGTAATCACGGTTCAGGTCGCACCCGGCGCCGCGTCTACCCTCCCACTCCGCGACGAGGAGGGTTGTGCCGCTGCCCGCGAACGGGTCTATCACCAGTCCGGCTTGCCAGTCGGCACCGCAGGAGCAGGTCGGGCGGAGGCCGAGAGGGCGCTTCTGGCGTATCATGTTCCCGGCAGTGGTCCGCTCGCCAACCACAGAACCCTTATCCCACCCCGTCTCGTATGGATTGGGGCGACCGTCTCCGCTAATCTTCTCGCCATACTCCACCACCCTCGCCCAGGGCTCCCCGCACTCGACGCAGACCCGCTCGGGGCAGGTTGACCGGATGCACGGCTCCACCAGCGCCGGCGGGAAGGTGGCGAAGTGGGAGAGCCAGGAATCAAACTGCCCGCATATCCAACCCTCATAGCCAGCCTCTTTGATGCGCCCTTGGCAGATGCGATGATCGCGCCCATTGTCGGAGTGGACCGGCAGCCGCCGGAACTCCGCGCCGCTATAGACCCGCTTGCAGGCCTTACACATCTCCCAGGACATTGGGGCGGTGGTGATGGCCCAGACGTTGCGGAGGTTGCGGCCGCCAGATTGCGCCCAGAGACGCTCCGGCTCGTCGAATTCTCCCCATCCGCCACGATGTCCATTCACCATCGCGTTCCGCCCTTCGGGTTTACGCCCTGGACTATGAGGTATCGTATCCGCCGCCTCCCTCACCGCCTCCGCGTCGCCGAAGTAGACGCCGGGGCCGGTCAGCATGAAGACCTTTTCGTGCGCTGAAGTCGGCCGCCACGAGCCACGCCGCAGCACAAGACCGTCGTTCGCCGCGCACTTCTCGCAGCCGGGGCAGGGCTGCCAGATGGTATCCGGCTGGAAGTTCCTTCCGTCGTGGTCCTGTTGCCCTGTCTGTTGTCGCTGGCGCTCTGTTGCGCGGCCATGATTCCCCACCCTCACCTTATGCCGCTCCCAGCGCCACCCGTTCACGCTCTCGGGCATCGGGTTGGGCTTCGAGTTATGCGTCAGCAATCCCGATGCCAAGGCGAACAGATGTGGTGCATCGGCGACCGTCACATCCCAGAACTTCCGAGCGCGGCTACGGCGGATCGCCACGACCTCGCCCATCGGTTTTGCATTGGGGTGCTTGTGCGGCTCCCAACGCAGTTCCCCGCGATATCCCGGATAGTAGCGGTCACCGAGCTTGTGGCGAGCGCGGCGCAGAGATATCTTGGCCCCGAGTCGCGCCGCCAGACAGCGAAGGTCGGCCGCCAGCGCGTCGTTCTGCGTGAAGCCAAGCCTCCAGCGGGTATTTTTCTCGTCTTCCCCGCCGTCGCCCCAGAGATACCCCGCGAGGATACCGCGCAGAAACCTGTTCCCATAGCGCCATGCGGCCGGCGAGAGCCGTTTCTCTTTCGAGGTCCTTCCCGTGACGAACCGGCGAATCACGGCCTGGGCAACCGTGCCTTCAACGCGTACTGCCATCGTATTCCCATAGACATGGTAGCCCACAGGTTCATCGTAGAATCGGGCGAAAGCCTGAATGCGCTCATAGAGGTGTCGCTCGTTGACGGATAAGCTAAACTGCATCGTGCTGCCAGAAGAACTACCCTCCGCGAGGAAAAGGCCGACTACCTCGCCCGTGTCTGGCGACAACCCGCTCGGCAATCCGTGCGCCTCATCCCCTGGCAACTGGCAATCGGGGATGATGTCTCCAACCCGCAGGTCGGCGGCAGTTAGTAGCCCTCTTTGTGTGGGCCAGAGGTGCCCGACCGTACAGCCGACGCGCTCCCCGCTACGGAACTCGACCTCAATAGCCCCATCCCTGCTGACGGCAGGCGTCCAATGCGTGACGCGTGTCCACCTCTCCCCATTCCAGAGCGCCACCGTATCGGGACGCAACCGCACAAGGTCTTTCAGCATCGCGGGGCCGACACCATTCTGTGTCTTCGCGTACAGTTTGACGCCCCCGCTAAGGCACCACACCACCTCGCTCCGTATCCTCCACCCCGTCTCCCGTAGCGCAAACGCCAGCGACCAGGGGATGCCTACGAGGTCGCCGGGGGCGAGGCCGTCCGGGGTAGACGCCGACATCTCGTTGCCCACATCCCTCCACTTCGAGTCGGCCACCTGATAACTCCGGTTGGCCGCATACGAGTCCCCGATGTTCAGCCACAGCACACCGTCCGGTCGCAGCACCCGCCGCAGTTCGCCCAGCACCCCGATCATCTGTTCGATGTAGGCGGTCGGCGTGGACTCCAGCCCGAGCTGCCCCTCGGCGCCGTAGTCGCGCAACCCCCAATACGGAGGACTCGTCACCGCGCAGTTCGCGCTCGCGGCCGGCAAGGACTCCAGCCATTCCTTCGCGTCCCCAACGTGGATTGTCTGCTCCCTCGTCGCTATCACGCCGCCCTCAGTCCCCGGCCCCGCTCACCATTGACATATCGCACATGCCTCTGCGCGTGGTTCGGGGAATATCTCGATCTGCGATTCCGCGGCCTCGCGTACCTGGCGCAGCGAGAACCCTTCCGACCACATGTGCCGACTCTGGCTGTTAGCCATGCTCTGCTGCTCCCATTCCTCTGCCAAGGCAAAGAGGTCAGGATGCTCTTTGGATAAATGCCACCAGTCCCAGGGGCTCTGAAAGGGGCAACAGAAACAGGAGGTGGACGTTCGCCACTTGTAGGCAGGACTCAGTAGGCCGCGGGACTCACATAACGCCCGCGCCTCTTTCTTCCCAATACCCGCGTCCACCAGGGGCCTCTTCGCGTTGGGCATGCGCTGATCTTCGTCCGCGCAGATGCCGAGAAACGCACCACCGCGACCGCCGAACGCGTCAAGTGGGGCGATCTTCAGTTCCCTGGTACACCAGCGAGAAGAGAACGATGGGAGGTAGAAGCCCCAAGCGGTTAGGCGCTGAAAGAACGTCGGCCCGCTCACCACCACCAGCGGCTTCCCCAGTTCTCGTGCCACCCGCGGGGCGATCCAGTAGGTCTCCGGCAGTTCGGCCCCCGTGTCGGCCATCAACAGCGTGAACTCCTCGCCCTTGTCCGCTAGGTAGATCGCCAGGGCGGTAGAGTCCGCGCCTCCCGAAAAGCTCACGTAATGCTTCATGGCATCGTCTCGCATCACGCCGCCCTCAGTCCTCTCCCGGCCCGCTTGCCGTCCGTCGCCCGCCCCGCCTGGCACCACGCTGTAAACCTCTCGCAGCGCTTGACGAATCCCTCATCGTGCAGCAGGGCAATGATGGTGAACTTCGCGGTCCGCACCACGTCTGGGGGCAAGTCATCGAAGACC